CAAGTTATACTCCATCATCATCAAGTGATCAATCAAGCTCTACTTCATCATCAAGTGATCAATCAAGTTCTACTTCATCATCAAGTTCTGATCCATCTTTAAGTAGCACAGGAGCAACAAGTTCTACATTAGTAACAAATACTGTAGGTGGCAAAAAATCTCGAAGAAAAAAGAGTAAGAGAAATATAAAAAAAAAACGTGCAAGAAAAACAAAAAAAAGTAAAAAATATTAGATAAATTGTAATTTATATTATTTATCTATTATCCAATGTAATACAAGAAGCAACTTGTTTCAAATTAAATAATTTATATTCATTAATATATATATAATAATGGATATAAAAAGAATATTACTTTGTGCGTTTTTATTTTATATTTGCTATTTAATTGTTACTTATTTAGATAATAAAACAGAAGGGTTTGGTCGCGGTGGAGGAGGAGGAGGAAGAGGCGGAGGAAGAGGAGGTGGTATAGGAAGAGGAGGAGGTGTAGGAAGAGGAGGTCATTATGGAGGAAGAGGAGGTTATTATGGAGGAAGAGGAAGATATTATGGTGGGTATTATGGAGGAGGTCCTTCATACCCTATAGTAATAAATGATGATTATTATCCAAGTTACTTGTATCCGAGCTATTGGTATAGATATATTCCTTTTATTGGCTATTATTAAACCATTACGCGATTTTGTATAACCACCTTGTAAATTTGATATAGTATTATATATCTAAAGAAACGGTATTACTTGATGATTTGGGTCTTCTACGACTTTTTTTAGGCATGTTTCCGTCACCTTGTAATTCTTTAAGATCGCTGATACTAATAGTGCTACTGTCATTATTGGCATTTTGTGCTGGATTAGGTTGTTGAATATTTATAGTTTTAGTTTTTAGTCCAGAAAGAATATCGGACAGATCTCCAGGTCCTTTCATTTCGGGTCTTGATTGTTTTTTACTGTCGGTGTTTCCATAATTTTCTCTCAAACTAATTCCTTCATCTGTGAAATTGCTGCGGCTCATATTTAAGTCAGGACGATTGGCGTAGTTATTATTTCCAGGTCTGTTTTGAGGAGGGGGAACAGAATGAGGTCCTTGCGTTGCTAACGGAGGCGGAGGTCCCATACCATTTGAAACAGATGGTTCTGGGTTCATCATATTAGTCATAAATCCAGAGAAACCAGGACTGCTATTGGACATAGAATTTACAGCCGCGTTTTGGAATGAACGCATTAGATCAGGGTTTTGTCTCAAAATATCGTCCATACCTGGCATGGAGCTCTTAAACATAGTGTTTGTCATATGAACCATCATAGCACTGCCGCCAAGTTGAAACAAGAGCTTGATTTCGGGTGCCATCGACGCCTTGCTCTTATATTTCTCATAAAGTTCACCAAAAATGTCATCATAATCGGTAACATTTTCATTTACTTGTTCAGACCATCCGTCCAATTTAATATCAAAAGGATCAAAACGTCCGTTCAAAAACTCGATGCCATTAATGACTGCCATAAGCATATTGCCTTGAAATTTAATAGAGTTAAGTTTAGTTTTCTCCTCCATAATGGTTTCATATTCTCCCAACATTTCTTGTAAAGAGGATTCCATTGTGTATTTTTTGGATAATTCAACGCCTTTTTTTTCAAGAGCTTCTAACTTTCTTAATACTTTGAATTTCTCTCTTAACATTTCTTCTTTAGATAATTGTGGTTGAGAAGGCATTTGCTTGTCAGGATTTAACGGAACATTATTAAATTTGCCATAGCCATCCCATGATTTGGTGTCACCGCCAATATCAGATGTGGATTTGCCGATGGAGGAACTATCGCTAAATTTAACAGACGGTTTTTCTTGAAACATAGAACTTGGAGCAGAAAACATATCGGACTGAGGTTTAAAACCATTATCAGGAACATCATCAACAAGATTATTTAATTCATTTTCTAAATTATTTAAATCCTCTAAATCAATATCACTTGTAGCTTTTGTTTCCTTAATTTTGTCATTCATTAAAAGTTCAAGTCCGCCGCCAAAATTTGTTTTTTTTTGGTTCCAATCATTATTACTAAAATTGTCGTCATTAAAATCCATTTCGGATATTTCAATTATTTCAGCCATTATTATTCATTAAATAGAACATATAATTTTAAGTCATACGAATTAATATATATATTTTTAAAATAGAATTAAAATAATAAATTTACCACTAAAATAATTTACTAAAATTATTTACTAAATTTATTATTTATAAACCAAAGACCTTGTAAAAAGGAGTCGGCAAGATCATCTTTTTTTTTGTGTGCATTAAAGTGTTCTATTTTATCATTAAATTGATAATCTGTTGAAATTATTTCTAAACATTTTGTTATTCCTAATTTTTTCCTATCATTATATTTGCTTTTATCATTTGTGCTTTTATCATTTGTGCTTTTATCATTTGCGCCTTTTGTTTTATCTTTTACGATAAAATCTTTTAGTTTATTTGATGCTGAAATAAATTCTATATTCTTGACATTTACAGGAGACATTACAAAATACTGAACTAACATTCCTTGAATAGTTTTCATTCTTGTAGCTATGGGACTAATTTGATTTTCGATGATTACATGATCAATACAATTTTCTTCAGAAAATAATTTGTCAAAATGTGTTTTAATATTCATTCCTATATTATATAAATCAACATCGGATGCTTTTTTGGTTTCAATTTCTTGAAAATAATGCTGGTATATATGATCATTTATCATTTTTAACAAATCAACCTTTTTTATTTTTTGATCATACTTAACATTATAGGTATCGGCTATTTCATAAAGTTTTTGGATTTTTTGTTTATTAATAAAAGATGATTTTAATTCTGAAGTTGGTATTTGATAATTTTGTTTCTTAGAGTGTTTCAAACAAAAACATAAGTCATTCTTTTTGAATTTTGCCGGTTTATTACACAAACCATTATCCATAAAATTACATTTTTTGGTTTCTTGTTCTGAAATATTAACTATATCCCATTTAGTAATTTTGAAATTGTCCGAATTTTCTGGTTTCTCAAAAAGACAAAACGCTAAATTTTTTATACCAACATCTAAACTAAGTATTTTCATTATATTATACAAATAATTTGTCTTTACATTAATAAATTTAATTATTTAATTTTATTTTTTACCTTTTGTCTTATTTCTTTTTGTTTTTCTTTTTTTATTTTGTTTCCTTTTTGCCTTTTTAGTTTTTCTTTTTCCTCCAATAATCTTACAATTTGACGCACTTGGTGTAAAAAATCTAAAAACCCCTGTTTTTTCCCAAATACCATCGGTAATTTTAAACGTATGTTTTTTTGGACATTTATGATAACATTCTACCTCCTCAAAATCACCCGAACCATCTTCATTGACTTTAGTACATATAATCTTAATTGGTTTATATTTCATGTCATAATGAGCAAAATCCTTAATAAAATAATAATATTTATCTACCTTAAATGTGTCACCTTCTCCTAATTGTTTATAGGATCTTTTTCTAAAACATTCTTCTAAATTTTCTTTTTGTGCAATTCTTCTTTGTTTACCATCTTCAACCATTTGTTGCTCTTCACGATTGTATTCATCTGTTGATTGATGTTTTTTTGATAATTGACTTAAATATTCATCATATTTTATATGTTCATATCCATCTCCCATTATATTATATTTACATAATAAATTATTTATTTTGGAAATTAGCAGGATTGATATAAGGTGAAACTAATCTTGAATTTAATTGTTCGCTACTTAAATAAGGATTTTTCAAGTCGCTGTTACAATATCCAAACCCAGGTTTACTTGTATCAAAAGATGATTTAAATGTGTATGGAACATTACTGGAAGGAGTTTTACCAGTTTGAACGTGCGGGTCTAAACCCAAATCATAACAAGCTTCGGTATTATTGAAATTCATAATTTTAAGACCATTATGCTGTAAAAATTGTCGATATTGCCAATTATTTTTAATACCCTCTTGAACTTGAATGCGTTGATTAATTACAGCATCAGGCTGCCAAGTTGCATAATTTCTGCCATCATCCATGATTGGAGGATAATTAAAATGAATATTATTAGAACCAGAATAACAAGTTGCCCAAGACATTTTATATAATTACAAGATAAAATTCTTATTCAACTCCAAGCAATTTAAGTAATTCATTTTTTTTTAATTTAGAAGTATCAACCGAAAGTCCTTTTTCTAAAACAACACTTCTAAGCTTAGGTAATGTTAATTTTTTATAGTCAATAGTATCATTTTTAGTTTCTTCTAAAGAAATATTTATAGATTTGAAGTCCATAGATTTGATATCATCATTTTTTTTTCCAATATTTTCATTTTCAGAATCAGATAATTCGTCTAATTCATCTAAATTATCAAAATCATCATTATCAATATTTTCATTATTTGTAATATTCATTTTAAAAACCTTAATATCATTTTTTTCGCCAATTTCAATGACGCTGTTATCATCTAAATCTTGTATACTTTGATTGTCATTTTCTGTAGAATTATCACAATCATCAATAGCGTCATCTTCGAGGCTATCAATATCACTATCTTCATCATCATTATCAATATCGTCGTCACTATCTTCATCATCAGAAA